ACGTAGCCGCCACGGTCAGTGATGACCTTGGAACACCAGAACTCTCCCTGCTCGGGATACGGACCAGAGAGTGATAGGCCGGACTCATTCGTGAACTTGTACTCCCAGAGGAAGGGAGAGAAGGAGCAGGGGAGCCACTTTTCAAGAATCCAGCGAGCGCCCGCGCCTTTGTAGTCGGGATACTTGGAGACGCGCTTGTACCCGGCGTGCTTGGCGATGACGGGGTTGCTGTCCATCAACATCTGGCCGCGACGGATTACAGAAGTGCCCTTGGTAGGGTCGGCTCGCTCTTCCCAGATACCGCCGATGATTTCGAAAACAGACTCAGACCAGACGATGCGATAGATGTTCTCGCCGTAGGGGTTCTGACCGAACTTGCGAAGGATGTCACTACAGAAGGAAGGGACTTCACGATCAAATTGACGAAGGACTTCTGACGGCATGAGCTTCTCCTCACTCGAAGGAAGTTATCGACCAAACAAAACGGCCTCCCGTGAAGGAGGCCGTAGAGGTTGATGTACCGCTGGATTAGGCGTTGACCGAACCCAGAGGCAGGAATGCCGGGACAGGCAGACCGTCGATGTAGCCGCCGGAGCGAGGCGAGTCGCAAGCCAACTGGTAGAACGTCACCAGATAGGTCAGGACTGCCGCAGCCAAACCACCGGAGGTTCCGTACATCTGGAACTCAGTGTTGCCACCGATGCTCAAAGGCACCGGGTCTCCACCCGTGGAGCCGGGGATCATGCTCGACTTCAGCCAGTGGCTGACGTCGATACCGTCCAAGCGGCCCGGAACGGCGGTTGCGGAGACGTGGAGCTTGCGGCCCACGAACGTCTTCGGCGCGTCGTGCTTGATGGGGTCGACAGAGTTGGAACCCGTGACCTGATTCAGGATGACGCTCTGCTCCTGTAGGGAGAGAGCCTCGATTGCCTGCTCCTGATCGAGTCCGGTGTACCAAACGAAGTCGGCTTCGCTCTCAGCACCGTTCACGAGGCGGCGAATCTGGACGATAGCGCGACCCATTTCTGAGGTCAGTGCCTGTCCGTTCGCAGCGATGTGCGGGGTGCGGAAGACGCCGGGGTAGGTGACGCGGCTCAGACCGAGGTACGAGCCAGTGTTACCCACGTCTTGGTTGGCGTAAGCCAGACCGTTGATCGAGGTGCCAGCCGCCGTAGCGGGAGCGCCGTTGATCACGAGGACGTTGGTCGCGGCGATGGACCCGAAGGTCGCAGTGCCGTTCGCGGTCACGTACAACGCACCACCCTGCTGGTCAACCGAGAGAATCTGAACCGTACCGTAGTTCGTTCCGCCGATGGCGGTCAGGACTTGGTAGTATTCGTTCGCACGGAAGCGCGACGGGTTGTTGACATAGATAATGTTGGGAGAGGTTGCAGTGCCGAGAACCGTGTCGATGGTTCCGGTGCTGTCCTGTTCCTGCACGACGCTCTGGAAAGCCGCGAACTCTTGCAGTGCGTTCTTCAGTTCACGCTTGGTGAACGATTCGACTGCCTGTTCGTTGCTGTCCGTCGCCCACATGGAGTCGAGAGACCAACCAGTGGCCTGAACGAATCCGATGGGAGTCGTGGTTTCCACTTCGTACGTGGATGCAGTGCCGACGCCAAGGTCGGTTCCTGCGAAAGTCGTCTGCGAGTTCAGAGAACCGCTGAACACCTGAACGGGGATACGCATTGCGCGGCTGGAGACGATGTCGTTCTCGATGCGCTGAATGACGTCTGCGAAAGTGTGCTCACGAGGATAGAGCAACGCAACCTTGGCGCGAACGCGCTCAAGTTGGAGTGCTACTGCCTGTGCTTGTGTGCTGGGTGCTGCCATATATCACCTGTAAAAGTTGGATTTGTACTTCTCGTTCTTGCTTGAGCGCCAACAGTCAGGTTTTCCCGAGGAGGGCTGGTTACGTTCCAGAGGCTGAAGATTCGATCCTGTGTCCGACTCGGTTGTTTGCTGTTAAGCCCCGTTCCGTCGCGGGAAGTCAGAAGGATGTGTGCTTCAAAGGAAGTTATCGATAGAAAATGAATTGGGGCGAAGCCATGATGGCAGCTTTCGGCTTTCGCCTACTCACGCCAAATTCGCCCCGCCCCAAAATTATGAGTGCATGTCCGTCCCCTCTCGGGCCGACGGACTCGGGATGCAATTAAGCGTCGCGATCACACGCCGCCACTAATGGCGAACTTAGTTCACCCGGCGCAGCGGGCGAACCTGAACCTTCTTGCCGTTCTTGAGGACGAACTGATCCTTCATCTTCATCTCGAACGACGTTGCCTTGTTATCGACCTCTTCGGGCTTGGGCATCTTGTCAACCAAGGTGAATCCCTGATCGGGTTTCTGGGTTGACTCATTGCCCTTGTTAGTGGCTCCCTTTTGAGGAGCACCCGGCTGGCGCTTTGCCCCCGGCGTCAGACTGAACTCCTTCGCGATCTGACGAGTGATGGTCGGAAACAGCTTGTCGGCGTACTGCTTGTACAGACGCTCCACGCCGTCCAAATCCTTCTTGGCATATAGCGACGCACGAGACTTCATGAACGTCGCGTTCGGCTGAAGATGCTTGGTCCAGATTTCAGTCCGGATGGCGGCGTCAAGACGAGCCAGCGTGTTGGGAGACAGTTTCTTCTCCGCACCGTTAAGGTAGGCAGCAAGTTCGTTGTTGACCTTGGGTGCCATCCACGCATCGTTGCGCGACTGAACATCGCTCTGGAAACGCTCGACGTCCTTTTGCTGGTAAGACGCACGTTCCTGCTCCCAAGCCTGAGCCTTCGGGTCTGGAGCCTTCGACTTCGGAGCCTGTGATGCAAGCTGCTGAAGATTGGCGATGCTGCCTTCAACCTTGCTGAAGTACGTCGCAGCGAGCTTCGTGTCGCCCGCGTTGAGTGCTTGCTTCATCAGCAAGAGGTTCGTGATGGTGCCGTCATTCGCGAATGTGTTCGTGATGATTGACGACGCCAGATAGTTGTAGAGTTCGGGATTCGTTTCCCCGAGCTTGGAGAACATGGCCGGAGCGATCTTCTCAAACGACGCCGGGTTGCTCTCCGCGAGATGTGAGACCAAAGCCGGATCACCAGCAATCCACTTCTCGTCAATGTCGCGCCATGCGCCAAGCTCTTGGACGGTGTCCTGTAGACCTGCTTCGCCGCCCAACTGATCAATCGTGCCCTTCAGTTCGAGCATCTTATCGACGCCGCCAAAGGCTTCAGCAGCTTCCTTCATCTTTTGAATCTCAGCCGCTGGGCCGAACTTCATCAGACGCTGGTTGGTGAAGTACATCTCCTTGAGACGCTTCGCCGCGCCGGGGTTGTTGGCGATGAGTTCCTTGAGCGCCGGAGGCAGGTTGCCTTCCTTGGCTTTCCACTGCGCTGCTTCTGCCTTGGCGTCAGCTTCCGCTTGAGCCTTGGCTGCTGGATCACCTCCGTCTGCGGAGTCGTCTCCCTCGTCTGAGGTATCCGCACCATCGCCCTCGTCGGTCTGGTCCGCACCTTCATCAGTGTCGGCACCATCGTCAACGTTGGCGTCATCGACGCCGGGGTCATTTACTTCAGAATTATCTGTGGAATCGGTCATGCCCGAGGCATCGGGCGTCAGAACATCATAAGGACTGGCTTCACTGGTAAGGCTGGGCATTGCTTTCTCCGTTGAGTCCGTTAATTTTCCCCAACGGGGACTGGTGTACGAAACCAGAGACTCACTCGAAGGAAGTTATCGATCGATTACAGTCCCGCTTGCGGAGCGGGAGGCGCGATAGGCGGACCGCCGCCCGGTCCACCCGGCATGGGTAGAGGAGGCGCAGAGTTCTGCGCGTGATCTTGAATAGCGGCCTTCGCAGCGAGTGCCTGTTGAGCGACGGCAGGATTCGGAATGCGATCCTGTAGCGGCTTGGCTGCTTCGGGTCCGCCCTGAACGGCGCGCATATGGCTGATCATGTGAAGACGGACGTCCATGTACCAGCCGTTCTCAAACATCTTGGCTTGCTGACCTTCGTCAGAGTTGAGCCAACGCTTACACTCCGCCGCTTCCACTGCGTTGTCATCAACCAAAGCGTCAACGGGGACCGTGCTCTCTTGCATGTCCTCCGGCTGAGGATTCGATGACTGACCACCAGCGGCCTGAACCATGGTGTCGTGCTGAGCGACCTTCTCGATGTCAGCTTGGTCCGGCTGCTTAGGAGTAGCGCCCGCCTTGTAGTTGTCGTGCATCTCCTTGATCTCGCGAAGCTGCTTGTTGCGCGAGTCCGCGCCGGGGACTTCAAATCCCTTCAGACCCGTGACGGTCTTGAAGAAGTATTGGTTGTCCGGGTTCTGGAGCAGAGCTTGGAACTGAGGCGACGGTCCCATGAACTGAATCATCTGCATGAGTCCGGCCTTCTGCGCGGACGGAGACTCAGGGATACCGCCCTCGTCAATCACGGGCTTGCACTTGTAGTTTCCGGCGCGGAGCGCAGTCAGATCGACGCTGACGTCAATGTAGCTGCCTCCAACGGGAACCTGTGCGTCCATCTCATCCTCAGCACGAGCTTCAGCGAGGCGGACTGCCTTCTCAGTGATGTTGGCGAGACCGTACTTCATCGGGCCATAAGTAATGGAGAGCGCACCGAGCGCCTGATCACGCGCTTGCGAATACACAGCGGCGGTCTTAGCGTTCACCATGCTTCCGCCGAAGAGCGACGGTTGCACGGATGAAATCATCTGAGCGTTGACGACATCGTCCTTCAACGAAGCCATCATGTCCGGGGACTGGGTCGGCTGCTGCTCCTTATAGAAGCAGTTGCTCAGAGGCTCGGACGGGTACGGGTTCTTGATAGGCATGTAGACTTCGGGCGAAGCCAACTGATCGGCCATGCCCTCTTCTGCCACTGCCTTGCTGTCCACGAACTTGAGCGGCGTGCCCTTCTCCCATGCTTCCTGAGCCAGATTCTTCTTGTTGTTGTGCATCTTCTGGATCGGGATGACGAACTCACCCAGAGATGCGACGGCCTGACCATCACCCGGCTGCGGCAGGATGACTTCGATGACGTCGTCCATGGACTCGCCAACAGCTTCCACAAACTCGTTACCAGCGAACGTGACGCGCACGCCGCGTGGATACTTCTCCTGAAATTCCTCACGCACTCCCTTGGGGCAAAGCATGAAGGAGCACGGGCGAATCCAGACTTCGCAGATTGTTACCACGTGCGCGTAGGTGTCCCCGGCGTACATGGAGTCTGTTCCCTGAAGGGTCGCAAGGCGGCAGAGGCGGTCGAACTGATCCGACGCAGGACCGGACATTCCCGGCTTGATCTTGTCGGCCTTGTCGGGCCAATCGTTCTTCGCTTGAGCGACGGAAATTTCGTGGGAGTACGAAGCGTAGTGGAACTCGGGCTGACCCTTCGCAGTGATCGGAACCTTCCACTCAAGGACTCCGCCGACTTCAACGATTTCCTGAGTCTTGGGTGTGCCGTCTGCGTTGTAACCGTACTTGGGGTCTGTGACTTGCTTGACGCGGAGGACCGTGCGCCCGTCAGTCCAGAAGTAGCGGGCCATGTCCTTCAACACCTGATCCAAGTTGGCGTTGTAGTTGAAGCACTTCTTGTACTTCTCGGCTTCCTTGGCCGCGTTGATGTCGTCAATTTCTTTCGGATTGCAGGGGATGAACACAACTTCGGGAGCCGCGCCCGTGAGGGCAGCGATCATGCTCTTACCGAGTGGAGTGTAGAAATTCTCGACGTAGTAGAAGCGGTTGTTGCCCTCGGAGTCCCCACCGTTGGTGGAGTAAGGGAGGCCGCCCTCTTGGGGAACGATCCACGTCGCTTGATCTGAGTTGAAGAGAGGATATTGATAACCGCGCCAGAAGTAGCGGGCTTCGCGCGTCCGGATTAGCTCCTGACGGCGATTTGGCATTTCCTCAATGCCGAACTTGACGAGCAGCTTGCGGAACTCCTCGATGTGAGCATCGGGAACCGTTTCCTGCTCCTGTCCTTCCTGTTCCTGAGCGTCCTGATTCAACTCCTCAGACATGAAGGTGGCGACGTTGTCATCAATCTTCGGGTCAGCCACGAGTTACACCTTCTTCAGTCGGGGATTCGCCTTCTTCGCTGCGGGAGAGGCGTTACGAGACGCGGCGGCGAGGATTGATCCTGCGGCGTCCTTGCTGTAGCCTTCGCCTTCAATCTTGTTTTGCACTGCGGCAAAGCCGGGGTGCTTTTTGGAAATCATCGAACCTGCTGCCATTGCTTACATCCCTGCGCCGGACATGTCGTCAGCGGGAGGATTCTTGGTGCGGACCGAAGGCTTGGACGAGGCGTGCTTCTCTTCGCCCATGCCGAACTCGTCACCCTTGCCAACCGCGTGAGACAGGTGCTCAGAAGCTGACTCAAACGAGTCGTGCTTCTTGAGACCCTCTTCAGGGGTGTGGGTGCTGGCCGAACCATCTCCGTGAACATTCAGGGAGTGGGTGATCTCGGAAGTGCGCGACGCCTTCTTGAGCGGTTCGCCCTGCCCGTCGTTCTTTTCGGATTCCTCCGACTTGGTCTCGCGGGTCAGTGATTCGTAGGGACTGTGGAACATCGAATGGGCCATGATGATTACCTCAAAGGAAGTTATCGATTGACTTGCGCTGCCTTCTTTGCGCGCTCACGGTCTATGTCGCGAAAGCGAGCAGAATTGGTGCGCTCGAAGTGGAACGCTTCCTCGGAGTAGCTCCGGCGCTGTAGCCGGATGGGTTTCAACGGAACTTCGACTGGTTCGGGCGCGGGCGTCGTGATATAGACGAGCGCGTGCGCCAACTTCTCAGTCGCTTGCTCGTGCACGATGATTTTCTTGTTGCGATCCTGAACATCCGCGTGGAGACCACGGATAATCGCCCGGTGAGTGAAAAGGGTCGTGAAGAACTCGGTTATTGCGTTCATGCTCTTGCTCCAGTGCGCCCAAAGCGCGGTTTTGAGAATCGAATACCCGCTCCACGCTTTTTGCTGTGGCGAAGATTGATGTCGAGGATGTACCGCTCCTGATTCGTCGCACAGGCATCCATAAGGCGCTTGCGCTTCACCGAATACGGAACTTCCGCCGCCGCAAGCTGAGATTTCAGTCCGTAGCGGATGCCGTCATAGATGTCGTCCGTCGAATCGCCTTCCTTCTTGACCTTCAACACGTCGTTCGGGTTCTTGGGGTCACGGCGTAGGCGCGGGATGGCGAAAAGTGCGTTTTCGCAAGCGTCGCTGATCATGAACTCCGGCAACGCGATGTCATGAGTTGGGTCGTCGTCAATTTTCTGGCGACGGGACATGAGTTCGTCCATGAGACGTGCGCCGCCAACGCGGTCGTCGTCTGCTTCGCCGGGATACGGGAGTCCACCACCGACGAGCGCCTCACCGATCTGTTCTGCAATGGTGTTCTGAGCGCCCTTCTTGGCGAAGGCATCCGGCGATAGGTGAATCGCCTCAATGTGCTCCGCTTCTTCACCATTCGTGGTGTGATAGGTGCTCATGCGGACGATGGTTTCGCCCAGATCACGCTCACCAATCTGGAAGTCAACAAACTCGCGATACAGAACCGTGACGTCGCGCTCGTTGCCCTCCTCATCCGTGATCGTGAGCTTGGTGAACCAGCCCACATAGGAGAAGTCCGCGTATCCCCAGTCGATTCCGATCCAGCGCGGGTGCCAAATCTGCTCCCGCATGAGTCGCTCAACCATGTGACGGTCGAGCTTGACCTCAGCTTCGTCATAACGGCTGAAGTAGCGGCCCGTGTTGGTTTCCCAACTGCCCTTGATGTAGGCGTCCTTCAGGAAGTCAGGGAGCTTGTCCAGTTTCTTGCGGTAATCGTCGCCCAGCTTGGTGCCCTTGGCGAATGTGAGGTTGTCGTCCAGAACAGCCGGGATGTATTCGTATTCGGACGGATCGTATTCCTCGATGTCCTCACC